ATCTACTTTTTCCAAATGTCATAACAGAAACAATTTCACTATTGTAGAATAATCCAATTCTAATAGAACTAAGACCTTTACCCTGAAGATGATTAGCTTCCTCGAATGCAGAACATTTCGTTGCACCAATTTCTTCTATAGTACATTTTCTAGCAAAAAGTTTCTTTGAATTATTTAATTTATTGTTTATTACAGAAATCCATTTTTCTTTATTATTAATCCATTCATTCTCGAATATATGGAATAATTGATATCCAGTTTCTTCAACTAATTCAGTTTTATTCAAGTGTTTATTTTTATTATTTTTATGATTAAATTTTGCACTTTTTGAATTACCATCACTATGCCACATCAATCCATTATACTCAATAGCAATCTTCTTATTATGGTTTATAAGATCTAATTCGAATGGTGATATTAAATTTCTATCACTTTGTTTAAAATCTTTAAACAACCTAGAGATATCATTCTCTACTTTACTGATAGTATATGAACAATGCCTACAACCTTGTCCTTTATAGACATTTGCTGGGAACATACTAAATTCACCATGTTTATCACAGAATAATGGTATTTTTGTACATGCATTAATATATGTTGTTTTACTTATATTATAATGATCACCAATTCTTTTAATTGCTCTAGTTATAAACTCACTTTGTGATATTTGATTTATAGAATTATTTGAACATTTTTTACACAATTGAACATTTTGATATAATTGTATATTATTATAGTTATTTACACCATGTTCACATTCTAAAATGATATGATTATATGTCAATGATTTAACATGTTCTAGTCTTTTCAAAACTAATCTATATATTGTTTCTAATTTTTTAGATTCTCTCTGCTCTTCTGTACATTTTTTACATATTAACCATTTAGAATGTATATAACCATGTTTTTTACAATTAAAATGGAATCCATCTAATATATTAAAATTACTAAAGGTAAAATTTGGATATTTAGAAGTTAGATATTCTTTTAATAAACGAGGATAATTGTTTAAATTACTTTTTGATATAGAAATATGACCAAAATTTAAAATATTTGAACAAACTGAGCAACCTTGACCTTCAATATGACGTTTGGGTGTAATTTTAAAATCACCATGTTTATGACAATTTATAGATATCAAATCTTTAAAACTAGTATAAACTGTGTTAGAATAATCATAATTTTGTTCGTGAATATTAATAAAATCAGATTCAATACTTTTAAAACGTCTTTTAGAACGTTTAGAACCAATAAATATCACTCATTTTACTCCATTGGATAAGTAATTTTTTTGCCATTTTAATTTATAGTTTTACTTATTGTCTTTAACTATTCAAAATAACATATTCTACTCTAATAATTTATCAACACCTACTCACTATTTATAGACTTGGTTCTACATTACTCAAATATATTAATCTATACTTTCATACTCATAATAATTTTTAATTTAGCCAGAGAGTTATTCTGCATAAAAATTCTATAAGAATCTTTATTTGAATTATATTTTATATTGACTGTGTAATCTGATACTGGTATTGTTTTAAAATTCTCAACTGGGATTTTAACTTCAAATTCTTTTGTTGTCTTTGCATTTTTATTTACGCTATATGTATTACTTTTAGCATTAAATTTATTTGTAGCACCAAGACTAACTTTTATATCGCCATCTTTTGAAGTAAATAATACCTCTGATAAATCTTTAAATACACCTGTAGCAGATTTAATATTTTTAATGTCATTAATAGTTAAATTAAATGTTGCTACATTTGGTGCGCCTTCAGTCTTATCAAATTGATTAGCATCTTTATCATAGGCATCCATTAAAGCAATATTATCTACAATATAAGATGAACTTATATTACCATTAGAAATATTGATAGTATTACCTTCAATTGATACATTTCGCCCATCTGGGAATAATTTAAATAAATTTAGTAAATCACCCAATGAATCTTTTAAACCTATATCTGGAAATTTATCAGAATCAAGATCTGAAATATCAATCAATACCATAACATCTTGCGCATCTGAAACTGCAACTGTTTGAGGGTATTTTAAAATAATAGAGTTTGTAACTCCATTAATTTGAGTTAGTACATCTACAATGTCTTTATTAAACATAATATCATTCCTTATTGTTTGTTATATTATAACATATCATTAGTTAATTAAACTCTATATTTCTTTAATCTTTTAACATAATAATTATAATTTTTAGATTTTTTGAAATCTTGAAGTGGTTTACCTTTTCTAAGTTTTTGTAAGAAATTTTGAAATAATGCATCTTTCCTTTTACAAAATATCTCATAATTAGATTCTGGGTATACGATATCAACCTTAATATACGCGTAATTATTAATTTCATATATATCATAATTAGGTTCATGATATACGATACCAAAGTTAATATATGAGTAACGATCAATTATATATATGTTATAATTATATTCGGGATATACAATATCAAGTTTAATATACGCATATCCATCAATTTCATATATACCAATAACACGATCAAAAATTACTATATATTTTGTTATTAATTTTGTGTATTTGTACTTGTCCTGCACTACCATGGGTTGAGCAGGTGGATTAGATAGAGTAGATGGATTAGATTTTAATATTGGTACTTTAATTAGTCTTTTCATAAAATCTACAATCCGTATCTTTCTAATATCCCCAATAGATGGTATATTAAATACTTTATGTTTAAATATATTCATTTTATTCCTTCCTTATTTAATAATTAGTCATTATTGATAGTTTTATTATAACATAGTAATTCTTACCAATTTTATTTATGCTAAATTGAATTACTGATTTTTAATTTAGCACAAATTTGATTTGGGCATCTCACCCAACGATAGTTTCATTTCTATACATTTATAGAATAACCGAACTATTAAGAATTAACTCAGTTTATAAAAAAAACCAAGATTTAAATATAAGGATTATATAAAGAATTTATTCTTTATTCTTTATTTTGTGCTTATATTTATTTATTATAATTTAAACCAATTTTATCCTTTTTATTATTCATTAGCATTATTGCTTTTGATAATTCTATTATAACATTGATTTAATACTTAAATCAATTTATTATTTAAATTCCTCTGGATATTTATCTTTGAGAATATCAATAATCTTTCCTTTTTGATTAGAATCATTGAAGTATTCTTTAAGAATATCTACACGTTCAAAATTATCATATACAAACATATAATCCATATCAGTTACATTACTGACATTCCATTTACTAATGTCCGAATTAAAAATCTTAGCTTTATAAAACATCCTATTCATATCTCTTACTTTACTAACATCCCAGGAGCTAATGTCACCATTAAAATCTGAATGAGAAAACATACTTCTCATATCTCTTACTTTACTGACATCCCAGGAACTAATATCCGAATTAAATTTAGTACAACGAGCAAACATATCATTCATATTTCTTACTTTACTGACATTCCAAGAACTAATATCCGAATTAAATTTAGTACAATAAGCAAATAATCCATTCATATTAGTTACCTTACTGACATTCCAGGAAATAATATCCAAATTAAAATTAGTACAATGAGAAAACAGCCTATTCATATTAGTTACATTACTGACATTCCAAGAACTAATATCCGAATTAAATTTAGTACAATGAGCAAACATACAACTCATATCAGATACTTTATTAGTATTCCATTTACTAATGTCGCCATTGAACTTAGAACAAGAAGCAAACATATAACTCATATCAGTTACATTACCAACATCCCATTTACTAATGTCACCATTGAATTTAGTACAATGAGAAAACATACCACTCATATCAGTTACTCTACTAACATCAAGATGATTAAGATTAACATTATTACCATAATTATCAATAAGGTCTTCAATTATCCTCTTTATATTTTTATTTGTTACTTTTACCATTTTTATTTTTCCTTTTATTATTCAATAGCATTATTGCTTTTGATAATTCTATTATATCATAGTTTTAGTACCATAGATAGTTTATTTTAAATAATAATTACCATTTCTAATATTGTTAAAAGATTCTATATCACAATATACATAGCATATATAGTAAATACAAAAAATATTACTGTTATACATGATAACATAAAAAATACACGTATGAAAATAATCCTTTCTTTAGTTAATAAATTCTTTATCTTAATCAATAAATTCTTCATTTTTACTACTCCTTATTATTATTTGATTTATTTATATAATTACTGTAATAATTTATTTTATTTGGTTTTCGCATATAAAATAATTTTTAAAATTACTTATTTTTTTCATTTGATTTTTCAATTATTATTGCATAATATTTAATGCTTTTGATAAATCTATTATAACATAGTTTTAGTTTTGTAAATAATTTTTATTTTAGGCTAATTACAGATAAGCAAATCTACCCTTTCATTCATTTTTTTCTACTTATTTAATTGATAGGTTATTTGTTATAGTAATAAATAGGTTAATTTATTAAATTAAATTTATATTTAATAGATAAGCAAATCTACCTTTCATTCATTTTTTTCTACTTATTTAATTGATAGGTTATTTGTTATAGTAATAAATAGGTTAATTTAATTATTTAATTATTTAATATTTAAACTAATTAATAGATAAGCAAATCTACCTTTCATTCATTTTTTTCTACTTAATACTCAAACATAATTTTAAAATTATTAATTAAGTTTCCACCATTGTGTTGCAGTTCTATACACTTCATCCCAATGATCAATACCATTAGTTCCAGCGGGTCTTTTTCTACTATCCCAAGTATCATATAATACACCATTTTTGATGGTTATAATATGTTTTCTAATCTTTATTAAATAAGTTCCTTTTTTAAAAGTATTAAGTTTTCGGGGTTCTTTAGTGTGAGAACAATTATAACCCTTTTGTTCAATAAATAATTTCAATACTTCAAGAAATATTCCTGTTCTTGGTGAACTTTCATTATTAATTCTTTCTATAAAAGCAAGATGCTTCTTAGTTTTGCGTTTGAATGGTTTTAGTTTAATATTAAAATCTTTTAATGAATTATACATTTCTTTATAATCCGAGCTAGTGAATAATGCTAATGCTCTAACTACACAATCTCCAGCATTTCCTTTGAAATATTTTGATCGTCCACCATCATTATATGAATATTGTAATTCTTCTTTCATTTCCTTCATTTCCTTCCTTCCTTCCTTTTAATCAATAGCATTATTGCTTTTGATAATTCTATTATATCATAGTTTTAGTATCATAGATAGTTTATTTTGAATTAATTCAATATAATTTTATCAAAGAAAGAACTTAACTTTATGGTAAACTACATGAAATAGTAAATTATTATTAATATAAATAATTCTAAAGGAGTTATTTATTAAAATGCAAATAGAAAGCCGAGTACAAAAATGGGGTAACGGATTAGCACTTAGAATGTCTGGCGCATTAAGAACTATCCCAAACCTTAAAAAAGGTGATTTATTAACCATAACCATCAATGAAAATGGTTTTAGCGCTGTCAAGCCAACCAATAGAAAATTCACCGAACAGGAGTTATTGTCGGATATAACAGTAAGTAATGCACATGCTGATTTAGCACCTAACCTGTTAAACAGTGAATATGAGTAATTATATTCCAAATAGAGGTGATATTGTTTGGTTGGATTTTGAACCAACAGAAGGTAGAAAACATTCAAAAGAATCAAAAAAGAAAAATGTCTGTTAGTAAATTAAATATGTCTGAAAAGACAAAATTAAAATTATCTATTGCTGGTAAAGGTAGAATATTTTCAGATGAAACAAAAAGAAAAATGTCAGAATCTAAATCTAATGAAAATAATCCTATGTATGGTAAAAAACATATTAATGCAACAAAGAAACTAATGTCAAATAGTGCTAAAAATAGACTAAAAATATCATGTTTTACTGTTCCAAAATAGGTGACATTTCGAATATGAAAAGATACCATTTCATTTTGAAAATTGTATATTATTTACTAAAAATAGACAAAGTAGAAAAGTTATTCAAAAAATGACCTCATCTTATCAAAGAAAGAACCTGACTCAGGGTAATGCTTTTTGCCACATGAACTGGAGAACTCTTGCAATAAGCCTTGTTGTTTTTTGTTAAGATTGACAGGCGTTTCAATCTTAACTTGACAGATTAAATCGCCAGAGCCACCACGCTGAAGATGGGCAATGCCTTTGCCACGCAAGCGAAATAGTTTTCCAGTTTGAGTGCCTGCTGGGACTTTAATTTTTAATTTATTCTCAAGTGTGGGCACCTCAATTGAACCACCCAGCACTGCAGTTGCAAAGTCAATAGGCACTTCACAATACAAATCGTTGTCTTCACGTTCAAAAATGGCGTGCTTTCTAACGTGAACTTGCACGTATAAATCACCAGTAGGACCACCTCTAGCACCTGCCTCGCCTTCGCCATTCAAACGAATGCGATTGCCTGTGTCTACGCCTGCAGGGATTTTGACTGATAGGGTTTTTTGCTTGCGCACCACGCCTTGTCCACGGCAAGTGCCACAAGACGATTCAATTTTTTGACCTGTACCAGAGCAAGTGCCACAAGGGCGTTGTACGGCAAAAAATCTTTGTTGTATTTGTACTTGTCCTGCACCGCCACAGGTTGAGCAGGTTTTAACATTGGTGCCGGGTTTTGCGCCAGTGCCTGAGCAGGTGTCGCAAGTTTCATTTTTCGGAATACGAACTTTAACGGTAGTGCCTTGTGCCGCTTCTTTTAAATCAATTTCTAAATCATAACGCAAATCTGAGCCACGATTGTTGGATTGTTGAGAGCCACCGCCAAAAATATCGCCAAAAATATCGCCAAAGCCACCATTGAATGGATTGCCACCAGCGGCACCAGCATTGCCGTTCACACCTGCATGACCAAATTGGTCGTAAGCTTGGCGTTTTGGGGCATCGGATAAAATGGCATAAGCTTTTTGAATTTCTTTGAATTTTTTTTCAGCTGATGCCTTGTCGTCTTTAACCCGATCAGGATGGTGTTTCATTGCCAAATGCTTGTAAGCTTTTTTAATTTGTTTGGCATCTGAATTTTTTGCAACACCCAGTACTTCGTAATAATCTCTTTGTGACATAGTTGCCTTATTATTAAAAAACCCTCCTCAAGCTTTGTCTCTTAGGGAAGGTTTTAGTTGTTAGGTTTTTAACCTTTTATTTGTCGTCTTTAACCTCTTCAAAATCAGCATCAAGCACGTCATCATCAGTGTTTGGTTTTTCTTGCGAGGCGTTTTCGGTACCTGCTTTGGCTTGTGCTTTTTCAGCCAACGGTTGTGCTTTTTCACTTAAACTTTGAACCTTGGCATCAATGGCTTCTTTGTCATCGCCTTTAATGGCTTTTTCAAGTTCGGTAATGACCGTTTCAATCGCTGATTTTTCATCATCAGAAACTTCATTTTTTAGCTCTTCTAGCGTTTGCTTGGTTGAGTGTATTAAGGAATCTGCCATGTTTTTACTAGTGACTAATTCTTGGAACTTCTTATCCTCATCAGCATGTGCTTCAGCGTCTTTAATCATTTTCTCAACCTCTTCATCACTTAAACCAGATGAGGCTTTAATGGTGATTGATTGCTTTTTACCAGTATTTTTGTCTTTGGCAGATACATCCAAGATGCCATCAGAATTAATGTCAAATGTTACTTCGACTTGAGGCTGACCTTTAGGTGCATTTGGAATGCCATCAAGATTGAATTGACCTAATGATTTATTGGCACTAGCCATATCACGCTCACCTTGCAATACATGCACAGTGACTGCAGATTGATTGTCAGCTGCGGTTGAAAAAATTTGGCTTGCATTGGTAGGGATGGTTGTATTTTTCTCAATTAGTTTGGTCATAACACCGCCCATGGTTTCAATGCCTAGAGATAATGGCGTGACGTCTAGTAACAAGACATCTTTAACATCACCACCTAATACACCTGCTTGGATGGCAGCACCCATTGCTACTGCCTCGTCAGGGTTGACATCTTTTTTAGGCTCTTTACCAAAAAAGTCTTGTACTACTTTCGTGACTTTAGGCATGCGTGTTTGACCACCTACTAAGATGACTTCATCAATATCACTTGCAGATAAATTTGCATCTTTAAGTGCGATTTTGCATGGCTCAATAGTGCGTTTGAGTAGATTCTCAACCAATGATTCTAACTTGGCACGAGTGATTTTAATATTAAGATGTTTAGGACCTGAAGCATCTGCAGTCACGTAAGGTAAGTTGACTTCGGTTTGCTCAGAAGAAGACAACTCAATCTTAGCTTTTTCAGCGGCTTCTTTTAAGCGCTGTAGTGCCATAGGGTCATTGGTTAAATCAACACCTTGGTCTTTTTTGAACTCATCAACTAAATAGCCAATAATACGTTGATCAAAATCTTCACCACCTAGGAAAGTATCCCCATTGGTAGAGAGTACTTCAAAATGTTTTTCACCATCAATGTCTTCCATTTCAATGATAGATACGTCAAATGTACCACCACCTAAGTCATAGACAGCGACAACTTTATCACCTTTAACTTTGTCAACACCATAAGCCAATGCTGCTGCGGTTGGCTCATTGATAATGCGCTTAACATTAAGACCTGCAATTTTGCCTGCATCTTTAGTTGCTTGGCGTTGTGAGTCGTTAAAGTAAGCAGGCACTGTGATAACTGCCTCAGTAACTTCTTCGCCTAAATAATCTTCAGCAGTTTTTTTCATTTTACCAATGACTTTTGCTGAAATTTCAGGCGCGGCCATTTTTTTGCCTTTAACCTCAACCCAAGCATCACCATTGTCAGCTTTGACAATTTTATAAGGCACAAGATTAATGTCTTTTTGTACAGCATCCTCATCAAAACGACGACCAATTAAACGCTTAATTGCGTATAGCGTATTTTCAGGATTGGTAACCGCTTGACGTTTTGCTGGCTGACCAACCAAAACCTCTTCAGAGTCTTTTGGATAAGCGATAATAGATGGGGTAGTGCGATCACCCTCTCCATTTTCAATAATTTTAACGTTACCGCCATCCATAATGGCCACGCATGAATTGGTTGTGCCTAAGTCAATACCGATAATCTTTGACATTTTATTTCTCCTTTTTAGTTAACTAATAAGCATCATTGCTATTAGTAGTTATTATAACATAGTTTTACCTATGTTTAACTTTTATTTGTAAATTTAATTCTAGCATACCATCCAGAAAAATTTTTATATTTTTCAATTAATTTTTTTGAATATCCTTTTTCGCTTCCAAACAATTTTATGTTATTGTTTTGATATGATGTTTTAAGTGATGCAAACGGTAAATCATTATCTATACAAATCTTTTTAAAATTACCATGGCACTCAAACATTAGTTCATCCTCTACATTATAGATGTTTATTTTCTTCGCTGTTGCATTTTTAGAACATTTGTATCCAATTACATCAGAATATGTTCTACCTTTATTCCATGGTTCTCTGTCTTTCATAGATTTGGATATCTTTTTCTTTGTTTCTTTAGTTTGTTTTCTACCTTTACCAGCTATAGAAATCTTTTTCTTATGTTTATCTGTTAATCCTATGCCTTTATTCCAAGGTATTTTACCTGATAATTTGTCTCTAGTTTCTTTGGTATGTTTTGTTCCATGTGTTGAGAATTCAGTACTTGTCTGTTTTGCTTTATTATAAAATGATTCATTTACTCCAACATTGAATTTTTTATGTAATTTTATTTCAAGTTCCAGAGCATCTTTACTGTTGTCAAATGTTCTAATTATTTTATATTTATAATTTTCAGGATTTTGCTTCTGATCTTCTTTGAATTCTTTATCTCTACTAGAGCTAAAATAATGTTTACCTAGATTTTCATAGGGAGAACAATTACAACTCCTATATCCATAATAATGCTTATACGAATATGCATTAGTAATTCTATATACGTAGTAACTCTTTTTTTTTAGTTATTTATAATTTAAATTAATTGGTAGCTAGGACAGTATTTAAACACGTGACCTTCAGGTTATGGCGCCACGTCAAGGATTCGAACCTCGATCCATTGGATTTGGAATCCACTGCTCTACCAGTTGGAGCTAACGTGACTAATATTCATAATTGACTATATACTCTTTGTCTTGAAGTGGTACACCGAACACGATTCAAACGGCTTTGGATAAGTTGTTTAATGTATTAAAATTTTCATTAAATGTTTTAATCCCCAATGTATCTTTTAGGTTAATATAAGCTTTATGACCACTCTTATTGGTCTGTCTAAAACTGTAAAAATCCCCAAAAATAGAAAAAGAGCAAATATCAGCCGACTTATATTTTCCCTTTGCTTGTTTAGGTGTAATGTTTTTATCGTTTACATCAAATACATTAACTTCTATTTCTTTCTTTGGGTCTTCAACCATTAATATCTTTAAAATATCTCTAGAATATTTCTTTTTAAGATTTAAAGCTTCCTTTACAAAATTTGATTTGCTAATATTATCCTTACATTTTTCATTATATTCTTTAACAATTAATATCATTGGAATATCAGTAGTTTTATCTTTTTTTGCAACAAACCTTACTACAAATCTTTTAAAAGATTCGATTACAAAATCTGAACTGTATATATTTTTATGAAGACCTTTGGCAAATATTTTAATACTTTTGGATCCGTCACATAAGTCAAACATAGCTTTATGTGCTAAAGATGTTCTTGATATTGAATTATCGCTAATTTCTACTGGTCCACTATTTTCTATAAGTTCATTTTTTTCTAAAAAATCTGGCAATATTTTTGCATAAGAAAAGCTTATCCTATTGGTAATTATCTGGCTATTCTCATCCTGTATTTTTTTTATGGATAGAAGGTAATCTTGTACTAAATCGTTATCTTGGTTCATATTTTATCCTCACACATTTATATGATTTTTAAAAAACATATTTCTTTATTAGATAGACCTTTGCATAAAATAGGGATGATTACGCAAAGGTCTCACTGTGATTTAAATGACATAGATTTGTAAAATATCAAGTCATACAAAACACCTATCCAAAGCGAGCCTTGATCGTTTCTAAAAACAAAAGAACGGGCAAGGCTTGTTCCACTAAAACGGATAAAAATAATGCAAATATTTCAATGGATAGTCATATCGTGGATAATAATCACATTGCCTTCGTAGCTCAGCTGGATAGAGCAGCCGCCTCCTAAGCGGCAGGTCATGCGTTCAAATCGCATCGAGGGCACCATCAAAGGCGTAAAAATGCAACAAAAACTTACCGCTAAATCTGGCAATAACACTAGATTTGTATGGTCTATTAGGTTGTTATTGAGCTTAATTTTGGCAAATTTAACTGATTATTATTTGCATATTTTTAATCAGCATTCATCTTGGTTATGGGCGTTCTGTTATCTGGAATTACGCATCAGTTCCAGGCGGATTAACGCTGTCGCCGTTATTATAAGCAACCCCTGATATATTATTTTTATAAAAACGTGCTTTGTTTTTATAACCTGTGCTGGCTGAGGTATATGTAAATTCCCATTCAGTGTGTTCTTGTTCGTGACCACTTAAAATATCACCATCCTCAAATCTCAGCGTGTTTTGTCCGTCTTTTCCTGCGGAAACCCCAAAAACTGTTAATTGTTTAAACTTCATTTTTTCATACTCCTACAATTTTGTTGATAATTTTTACCAACTGTTAAAATGGGCAACGCCCATTTATAAAGGTAAAACACCTTTAATTTTTTTAGCCATTGCCACTCATTAAAGTTTATGGCACTACAATACGGGCAAGATGCTTGACCGCTTTTGTCGAATTTTAAGTAATTCGGATAATATAATAATTCTTGGCTTGTTTTCAGCATAATCTTTGCAATAAATTCGTGCATTGTTAAAACTTTTTCCTTTAAATTTAATTGCAGTTACATTTTTAATAGATATATTATAACATAGTTTTATGTATATAAATAGTTTATTCAAATAAAATTCTCTGGATATTTTTCTTTGAGAATATCAATAATCTTTCCTTTTGGAATAGAACCATTGAAGTATTCTTTAAGAATATCTACATATTTAAAATTATCATATACAAACATATATCCCATATCAGTTACGCTACTAACATTCCAGGAAATAATATCCTGATTAAATTTAGTACAATAAGCAAACATCCTACTAATATCTCTTACTTTACCAACATTCCAGGAGCTAATATCCTGATTAAATTTAGTACAATAAGCAAACATATCATTCATATTTCTTACTTTACTAACATCCCATTTACTAATGTCGCCATTGAACTTAGTACAATAAGAAAACATCCCACACATATTAGTTACTCTACTGACATTCCATTTACTAATGTCACCATTGAATTTAGAACTATTAAATAATTCATACATATCAGTTACTTTACTAGTATCCAAATGATTAAGGTCTACATTATTACCATGCTCATCAATTTGTTGCAGAACTATAGTTTTTAAATTATTATTGCTTATTTCTACTGTTTTCATCTTTATAATAGATTATTTTTTTTTGTTTTATATTCTTGTTTAAGTATTTTGTAATACTTACGAGTACATTTATCTAAAACAATAGTAGTATCATTATTTATCTTATATGATTTTAATGGTAGTCCCGCTGAAATTTTTTCTGCTTGTTTTCTCAACATTTTTGCCTTTTTACCATTCATTTTATTTCTCCTATTTATTTAATATAGTTAAACCATACAGAAAAAAACCGATGGCATTATAGTATTCGTGTTTAGTTTTTGGTACTCTCAAGAATCCATCAATTGTAGTTTTAAATATAGTACTTCCACCACCACTAAGACTAATAAAGTCACACTTATCAAGAATATTTCCATATTTAGATTCAATTAATGCAAGTAAATCTTTTAAATATGTTTTTTTAACTTCATCAATATATTCTTTGAATGCATGTTTCTCACCACGTAATTTATAGATTCCACTATCAATTATTTCCTTTGCTTCATGTAATGTAATTTGTCTTCCATAGAGTTCCCTAACTTTCTTAGCTACCTCAGTTGCAATTTTCATTATTCCTTCACGTTCAATACCCTCGAATAAATTCGGTGATGTCTTGCCATTAGTAACTAAAAACATATCAAGGGTATTGAAGCCAATATCACATCCAACGAATGTTGTTTCGTCTATAAATTCTTCTTGAAGATGCGGGAAATTATTTCCATATTTATCAATACATATTTTTGATCCTGCACCTTGTGGTAAAATATAAACTTCATCGAATATAAATTGTTCGTCATTAACAGTAAAGTTTTTTAGTCTTTCTTTAAAGTGTCCTGAATTTTCAATCTGTGCTTTTGATAAACCACTAACAATAATATCAGGTTTAAATCCAATCATTTTAATTGCTTCAAATAAAAATAGCGGAGCATAATATTCTAAATTCTTATAATCATTAATATCAATTAGATTTTCAGATGGTAGGTGTAATGCATTTTCGCCCACATAATATGAATGTTCCATGTAGTCGTAAATACGAGCATCTTTAATATGTTCATTTCTTTTAGTAATTCCTATAGTACTAGTGAATTTAAATTGCTTATCAATTCGTCCTTCAGAAGTTCCGACCGTAATTTTTACGTCTCCATACCCAATATCTATCCCTAGTACTGTTTTTTTCATAAGTCCCCTATTTAAAAATTTTATTATATAATATAATTTGTTAATAAATTACAAATTATATATCAATATTTTGTAGTTCGGGTGCTATTTTAACACTTCTATTGAGTTCTTTAATCTTTGGTGGTTTAATTATTTCTTGTCGTATATCATCAAAATTCCCATCAGTATTTAGATAATTATTACTTGTTAAATGTTTTTTTTCCTTTGGATTTTTTGTGCTAGATGTTACCATTGAAGTACCATCAGAAAAATCAATATGTATATTGTAGATATCTTTTGAACATTTTATTATTAATTCGAAACTCATATGTTCCTTATGGGGCAATTAAAATACTCCATCCTTCATTTCACTTGGAATATTTGTATTTTCTTGTTTCTTTTCTGTTGATGTAGTAGATATTACTATAGGATCACCCGTTTCAGAAAATGTTATATCCACGATCATATGTTTAAGTTTTTGTCCACTTGGCATGTCTTTTATTTCAATAATCATCGTTCTATTCTTTACTCCTTTGAATTCATCTGTTATGTGATTTATTGTTGTAAATTCTTTACCATTTCTTGTGTATGCGAATACAACCCCATCTTCAATTTTAATTAGACACCTGTTCCCATCTAACTTAGGCTGAATAAAAATTGTTCCTTTTAATGGTTTTCCATCCCATTTTTTAGCAAGCATTGGTTTTGGTAAACCAAGTGCATTTGTTATTTTTGCACCTACTTTAGGAATTGCCTCTGTATACCCTTGCTGTTTCTTTCTTGAAATTCGTTGGTTCATTTCAAGTTCACATTGCTCAAAAATATCTCTGCCACTTTGATTTTCCTCAACAGGAACTGTTTTTATTTGGTTTACACAGTTCTGCTGACCCCATCTTATCTCAAGTACAAAGTCATCAGGTTTTGCTGTAATTTACCAAAATAACAATGTACCTGTTGTACCTCTATTCTATAAAAGATTTTATTGGTTCCCACATCTCAGCCGTATTTGTAATTACATACATAAGTATTACAAACACCCAACCCCAAATAGTAAATATGTCAGACCAATAATCCTTATGCCTTTTATTTTTCATTCTTTTACTGTGTTCATTATTCATTTTTTTCTCCATTCATCTCATTCCCCTATATTTAGTTCCTGAAGCAATTTACGTCTTTCATCTTGTATTCCTTTTAAATGAGCACCTGAACCAATAATTTGGTTATCAAGAACACCAATGATATTTTATTTCATTTTGGAAATTTTAAACTAAAATATTGTCAACTACACTATGGGCTTGTATTCGGGTTGTTGATTAAAAAAATCACCAAACAGTTTTTCTGTCGCATTTTTAACAACACTAGGACGTGAAAAACTAGCCACTGCTATATTGCTACCAGGATTATCACAATATCTAAATGCGTTATTATCTCTAGTAATAATATGAGCTTTTAAAGGTTTGTCATAAGTTTTGATTTCGCAATTCTCATTATCAAGGCAGTTACTTAAAAAAGTGTTATTGGTTATCTTGTTGTTTTGGTAATCATCTAATAGGATTTTTATTTTTACACCTCTGTTCAACGCTATATTTAAGACTTCTAATATTGACAAATCGTCATAAAAAAATAACCTATTAGAAATAATATTAACACTCCGTTTAGCTGTTTTTAAAAACTGATAAATTAAAGCCAATTCGTGGTCTCTAGTACCATTTGAAATTAATTCTTCACTAGTTTCTTCGTCAAGTTTTTCTAATTTTATTTTATATTCATTTTCACTATTCATTTTTATTCCTTTTATTAATCAAGTTAAGCATTATTGCAAGTTTAATTGTTTTCATTTTTTTAGCCTCTATTTAATTTTTATAATTGTATTATAACATACTTTTTGGTACTAATAGTTTACTTAAAATTATTTTTAGTATAGACTATACTTTGTTTATTAAAGGTGTTTCTAAGGTGTGCAGAAATATATGTTATGTATGCAACATTGCTGTGTTTTCAGCTATATACTTTATAACATATAATGATTTTGGAGTAATAGAACCCAACGTCTTGCTATTCTTGCTCGTTTTGTTGTCTTCAGATGAATTAACTGATATACTATTATACTCACTTTTAATTATTTTTATATTATTAAATTTTTTCAACTTAATATCAGTTTGTTGTACATTCTCCATTTACTTCTCCTTATTATTTTTTTATAACATATAGTTTCTAGTGACTGAAATATTATCCATAAAATAATCAAAACTAAATTCTGTATGACCTAATATTAAAGATGATTCTTGGTATATGACTGAAATCATATCATTAGACATATTTGTACTAAGAAATTTATAATATCTACCATTGTTAGAAACTAATTTGTCACCTTTTTTTAAATTATTAAATTCTTTTATTGTCATTTTATTTCTTCTTATTTAATAGCAATATTGCTTTTGATAATTCTATTATATCATAATTTTACGTATATAAATAGTATTTAAGTTTATTTTTTACTAGTAAAAAGATTTGAATCTTGACTTTTATCTATAGATCCTTGGATTGAAAGATAAATCTTTGTCACATAGTAAGTTACGGTATTTTTTATCTTGTTGTGTTTTCATTACAATTTTTCATTTTTTAATCTCCAAAGTGTATAGTATTTTGAAACGTACCAAACCACATAAGAAAATATATAGAGCATCAGTAGTAGTATTATTTCCATATTTATTCCTTTTATATATTATAACATAGTTTTAATTAATATTATTCGTTATCTTTCTCTGCCTTTTCTATAATTTCTATAAGTAGTTTTTTATGTTTAATTATAAACCATTCCCTAGTTAGTGTTGTTGGTGAAGTACAATCATACATAAAAGCAAGAACACGTCTCTCTATTTCATTGGCATCTTCAAATAATTTACTTATATATAACATCCTAGCTGTTGGATATGGCGAATCGCTATTGTATCCAATGAGCCTATTTTTGCAGTTTGAGGTGCGCCCAACTTTGATAAATTCGGGAAATTTAGAATTGAACAATATGTAGATATACCCACGTTTGTCTACATATTTTTCAACTATTGGCCTAATGAAATTCTCTAGATTGAATTCTGTTAAATCTTTTGTTTCTGGGACTTTTATCATTTTTATCGTTGCTTTTGATATTTCTATTTTAGCACAATTTCTTATTCTATAATCTCATCTTAAAAGTATCTTTTAAAATTTCTTCAATTTCTTCTTTCTCATAAACATCATCATTTATCAACCATTTTTTAAGTTTAGATTTATCTTTCATCTCTATCCCTAACTCATTTGGTTGGTTTGGGATGATTTTAGATTCAATTCCGCTTCTTTTCAATGATTGTTTAGAATACTCCAAATCATGTACTGGTATAATGATATATTTTTTATATTCAACTTCATTTAAACTACCTTCTAAAAAATCTCTAAAACTCATTTTTACTTCTCCTATTATAAAAGCATTATTGTTTTATTTATATTTATTCGATTATCTACCATATTCTTTTTCTGCTGTAGTATATCCATCATCTATTGAATCCATAACATCTAAGAAATCTTTTACTTCTGATTTATGGTATTTATTTAGTTTCATCCAATTAGCCAGTTGAATATCATCAATATGATTCTTTAAATATACTTTAATCTGCTCACCATCAGCCATAGCCTTGAGACCTGCTGATTTCTTCAACGATTGAATTGCACTTTTTATATTATCCCAATCTTCAGGAAAGAAACTTATCTTGGCATATCTTTCTTTTGCTTCATTCATACTTGTATCTAAAAATTCTCTAAAACTCATTTTACTTCTCCTTATTATTATAATGTTATTACTATAATATATTTATATTATTATTTGTGACTTTTGCCTTCATTTAAAAAAATCTCTAAAACTCATTTTACTTCTCCTTATTATTATAGCAATAAAACACTATTTAATATTTAAATTATAAATTAAATTTTGACGAGTAATCGCCTATAATCCTGGGCCTAAAATATTTGCTTTTTTCAAAGTATGGTGTTTCAGTGAATTTGATTAAATAATCCTGCCCTCTAAAAACCCGCCAATTTAACTCAGCCTCAAATCTCCCAGGTTCATTTAAATCTTGTGTTTTCTCAAGAAGTATATCTTTAGTATCTAAAAAGTTCTTAATTAATTTATGTGTACCAAGACAAATTCTATACTTGTTATTGTAGTACTTACCCATAAACCAAATGCGACCAGGATAATCCTTTGTAATTAGTTCTAATTCCTCACGATTTTTAACAGTAAAAAATACAGCATAATCAGATTTACGAGCTTTCCTAAGTGGTATATTCTCAATAAATTTTAGAAGTGCTTTAGCTCCTTTATCATTATCTCTACGAAGTAAAATATACTCTTCATTTGGTCTTAATGGTTTAATAATATTTACCATCCAACGCGAGGACGAACCTGATACTTTATCATAATTAACTATCACAGGTTCTTTATCCAACTTAAAATACCACTCAAATGGTGTTTTGATGTTTATGTATTCTTGGAAATCTACTCTGTTATTTTTGAGTGATTCTTTGCACTCATTATAAAATTGATTATCGTAATACGGATCAATTGTGTAAAAACCCATTTTTAACCGTATTTCATATTTTCATAACTAGATAAAAAAGCATCCAAATCTTCTAAACTTGCACCTTCATTTATATTTAAATAATCTTTAAAACTCATTTTAACCATATTTCATATTTTCATAATCAAAATAAAATTTTTCTATCTCTTTATAATATTTACTTAATTCTGTTAATATATTAATATATTGCTTTATAGACTTTTCAGTGAAATCACTACTAGACTGAGATATTATAAACTCGTTTCTTGAAACTTCAATATCAATACTTGGTATACCTTTTATTTTTTTAAAATCACCAATCACAATATTACGCTTCATACCATTATGCTCTTTAAATCTATAAGATATAAATTTAAACTTTTTAAATAATTTATTTTCATAACTAGATAAAAAAGCATCCATATCTTCTAAACTTGCACCTTCATTTATATTTAAATAATCTTTAAAACTCATTTTACTTCTCCTTATTGTTATTATTATTTTATTTATATTATAGTTTAATTAGAATATTTTTTAATTCTAAAATCAATTGGAAATATACTAATTAAATTTTCTAACACCTATATAGTTACTTTAAATCTCTTCTTTCCATAATTCTTCAATAGATTTTTTAATTAGAGAATTTAAATTTTTTTTCTTTATTCTAATATAGGTTTCTAATTTATACATTTGTTCTTCGGTTAATGATAAAATATTCATATTGAGAAGATAATCATAAGAATTATCTCTTTTGATGATTTTATCAAATTTATCTAGATCAGATATAATATCTATTTTTTTACGTTTATTTACTTTTATTTCATCATTAACAATCATTTTAATAAAGGTATATTTACTAAAATTAGAATCAATATCATCTTCAAATTTTCTAATTTGATATTCTTTACGTTTAGTCATGTATTTTAACTTTATCTTAATATATTTATTAAGTATCTCTTTAATAGATGTATAAACTTGAATTTTATTCCTATCATCCATAACAGTATAATTCTCAGTAACTTTCTTAATTAATTTCAATTTAATTAGTAATTCATCATCAGACCATTCCTTAAGAAATTTACTAGCAATATTAACATCGAATAAAAAATTATCATCTTCAGATTTGTCACAGTAACTTTGTATAATTTTTTTATCCTCGAGAATATCTAGTATTTTAATATATCCTTTCAAATCATACCCAATTGGTACTTCTGTAATTTGAACTTTATTTATCCCTTTACGTTTAACAATACCCTTAATTAACCATTGGCTTGAATGTTCACCCGGCGTAATTATTCCATTAAAGCCTCTATAGAATGGTTTAAGACTTAATTTACAATCTCTACCTTCTAGTATTTTGATAATATATTGTTTTAATTTCCTTGGATTGCGTGGTAGTATCTTTTGGGCAAAACCAGAAGATACACCCTGTGAACCATTTATCAATAACATAGGGAGTGATGGCACGTAAAACATTGGTTCTATTTTCTCACCTTCAAAAAACTGGTGATTTAATATTGGGATGTCATCTTTCTTAAATAGTTCAAAAAATTCCGAAGTACCAAATGTATAAATATATCGTGATGCAGATGCTTCTGGAGAAAACCTTGTACCAAAATTTCCTTTCTTTTGAAGTAATGGGATATTATTAGTACCGGAAAAATCCTGTGCTAAATTAACGATAACACCATCTAAATTACCATGTAGGTATTCGGAAAATTCAGATACTTTAGAACCGAGTTGTGATACTTTTATTTTATTATTTATATTCTTTTCTAAAATAGTATAAAGAATCTTCCTAGTAGCGTTTTTCTGTCCATCGACTAATGATGCAATTTTACGTAGGTTATCGTATGAAGAAAAATCCACATATTGATCATTAAAAAATTCAGTAATTTTCATATTTTTATTATCCCAAGTAGATTAAGATTATGCTGTTTTTATTTGTTTTTTGTCTTGTTTTAGTCGTTTTGGCATTTTTTTAATTATAATAGATACCCTAATTCATTCTTCAATCTTTTAATTAAATCATCAATAACTGCTTCATTTTTACTATAAACACCTAGTCTTTTTAACTTTTCAAGTTCAATTTCGGCTATGATTGCACTTACCAAAACTCCTTCTTTTTCCAATCTTGTTGCTTTCATTTTTGCTTTCATTTTTGCTCCTCTTTTTTAAACAATTCGGGATTTTCATAGATATTGCCAACAACGATACACTTATAAACGTCAAAAGCAACATGGGCATTTGACAAAATAAAACAAGCGTGATTTTTATCCCATATTACCTTTCTTAAAACAGTTTCCGTTTCATCATCTAAATCGTCTGAATACGTTTTTGACAAAATATCGCCATCGTATATCTCAATGCCATTTTTATCTTTAAGACCTGTGAATTGCATAACTGGAATGGTTGGATATTCACCTTGTATGTCCCAACCAGCCTCAACCGACAAGTAATTGCCTTCAGTAGACAAAACTACGCCGTACTCCATAACGGGTTTAGGTATGGTCAAATTGTCATGTGTTCCCTCAAGCCATGCTCTAAATTTTATTTCTCTCATTTTTTACTCCTCCTTTTGTAAAATTTTAATTCTAGGATTAAAACAATTTTTGACATTTTACTTTAAGTGTTAAAAAAACGTGATACACCTTCTTTAATACTTAAAGTTCTGATGGCTTCTAAAACGCAGGTTAAAGTATGCGTTATAAACATCGGCATAGTCCAAAATGCGCACCAAATCTTTTTAGTTTTATTCATTATTTTTTTACTCCTTTTTTCAATAGCATTACTGCTTTTGATAGTTCTATTATAACATAATTTAATACTTAAATCAATTTATTATTTAAATTCCTCTGGATATTTATCTTTGAGAATATCAATAATCTTTCCTTTTGGATTTGGAATATTGGGATTATCCTTATCGCCTTTATACAAAGGTTCTCGTGAAAGACTTTTCATATATTTTGTATAAGAGATCAGTTGACCATTCGTATCTCGTTTGTATTCTATATAGTCCAACCTGAATAACTCAAAAAACTCCAACACAACAACATAAAACACGCTTTTTCACTGGTAAAAATTGCAACTTTTTGGTAAAATATACTCTAATTCTTTGCAAATATTTTGTCAAAAATGAAACCAAAAAATACCCCACTTCCTCAAGACGATTTGTTTAAAAATCGTCTTGAGAATATGATTGATATTAAATTTAGTACAATGAGCAAATATACAACTCATATTATCTTACTTTACTGGCATTCCATTTGCTAATATCCTGTTTAAAATTATCAGCATGATAAAACATCTTATTCATATTAGTTACATTACCAACATTCCAGGAGCTAATGTCCGAATTAAATTTAGTACAATAAGCAAACATCCAACTCATATCAGTTACATTACCAACATTCCAGGAGCTAATATCCTGATTAAAATCAGTACATTTATAAAACATCCATCTCATATCAGTTACTTTATTGACATTCCATTTACTAATGTCCGAATTAAATTTAGTACAATGAACAAACATACCATTCATATCAGTTACATTTCTGACATTCCAGGAACTAATATCCTAATTAAATTTAGTAAAAGAACCAAACATATTTCTCATATTAGTTACATTTCTGAAATCCCTGGAACTAATATTACCATTAAATTTAGTACAATAATCAAACATATCTGTCATATCAGTTACATTACCAACATTCCAGGAGCTAATATCCTGATT